TGTCCAATTAGCAAAGCCTCCCTAGGGAGGCTTTTTTGTTGTCTCTGCTTTGCGTGTAACGCAAAGTGTAGCATAGATTTTCAGCAAAATCAAATTATTTTTAAAATTTTTTTAGGGAACTGGTTGTAAGCGACGAACTAGCCCCAATCATAGAAAATCCTTAGCACCACGTGATTAAGACTTAGTTACAAAGTGTTACTTTGTCCTGTAATGTTCGAAAAATCGAGCAATGTTCGCCGTATTGTTCCACGTAAGTTGTTGATTTTAAAGCAAAGTTCTATTGTTCGTATTGTTCCGACAAAAAAAGTACTTTCTGAAATCTAAAACGGTCTTCGCATGGTGTAAGCAATCATAGAAAATCTTTAGCATCACGTGTTTAATTTCAGTTTCGAGATATAAATAATATAACAATATAACATTAGAACACTATACTATTCAATACAATGTTCCTCAATGAAATCAACAACTTACAAAACTTGATAATGTTCCAAGCACTAGAACATTACAGAACATTGCCACAAATTAATACTTCGTAACTAGTTTACACCTAACCCGTATTACATTACGTTTCAAATATCGCTGCCTAAATTTTAAGCAGGACAAACGCTTGACATGAGTGGGATTTTGTGGTAATATAGGGCTTCGCCCGTTAGAAATAACGAAGCGAGACAAAGTTACATTTCGTTACTTTGTCCTTAACCTAAACTTACTGGAGAGAAACCATGTCATTAGAGAAAACAACAGTATCCGAAGCAGTTGCACAACTTACTGGGCAACAAGTTGCTATCTTCAAATCCCTCGGTGCAGTATTCGCAGAAAATGAGATGTCGCTTGATTCATCCCTTGATTCATTTAAAGACAACGTGATCATCGAATCGCAGGTTGATTATTATTTGTGGGAAGCAGGCTCACTTGAGTGGAAGCAGGGATATGCCGAGACAAAGCGAATTAAACTGTACATGACCGATAACACGCTTAACCCAACAGTCAAAACCGCATGGTCACGCTATACCAAAGCACTAGGTGATAGGCATGGTATCGTGAAGCCTACAAAGCCAACGAGTACTGCAAGCGCTAAGGCATCCCAACGTGCAGGGAACAAAGCGAAAGTGGACGAGTTGAAAACCAAATCGTTCGATGAACTTGAAGCATTGCTCAAGGGTAAACTAGTGCACCCAACAACGCAGTCCCTCAAGGAAGCAAAGCCCATTCAACAGGCAATCGAAGCCAAGAAACAAGATATTGTTAAGGCAGAGAATGAGGAGACAAAAGCAATTAAGAAAGCTCTAGTCGAGTGGATGAACGATCAGTCGTACGAAACGCTTTACAACCTCGCCGTTAATTACGGTGCGATCTAAGCAAATCCAACGCTCGGCAACTGCCCCTTCGGGGGCTATTGTCGTGGACAAACGCTTGACACAAGTGGGATTTTGTGGTATACTGTACGTTCAGTACAGTAAATTATTTCAACAACGACAAAGTTACATCTCGTTACTTTGTCCCAACAGGAGAGCATCATGCAAGTAAAACTTAACCCGACAATCCAAGCACTTGATCGCAAGTTCAACGTGCTATATACAAAACAACTAAGCGACATTCAAGGCATGGCATACGGTGTGCGTGAGGATTTCGAGCAGGGCGATCGACGCATTACGTTTAATCAATGCTATAACAATGCAAGTAAAACTATCGCATGGTGGATGCCAGTATGAGCGACCATCCGCTTTGTACCCAATGCTTTAGCGACACCGTTTCCCCGAAGCGTGTGTTGCTAGGCTACACGGTATGCCTAGAGTGTGGCGAAGCAAACGCCGAGCGACAAGCTAGGTTGCGTACCGTAGTTCCGATGAACAAGTCCAACTATATATTAGTTAGCGACTTGTCACTTCTTAAACAACTTAACCCAAAGAGAACAACATGACAATTAAACCACAGGCACTTAACATTGAGCGACTAATCAGCCTCGGTATGTACGAGACTAGGAATGAGAGCGCAGCACCCTCAGCATACGCTATGCTTGAGCAATGCGTGAGCGAAACGCTGGAAGAGATCGAGTCTATATCCGACGAGTTAATCTCTGTTCGCAAGAACGGCATCAGCCGTGACCACATCGACCTCGTAGTGTTCGATGCGCAATCAAGGCTAGCCAGACTAATGGTCAGACTGAACGACACAGTATCGGAATGCAACTATGTCCATGAGGGAGAAGTATGAGCCACTACCACTTACCGATATGCACGAACTGTTATAGCGTTCGTGTTCCACCACGCAATGCACATAGATTGCGTCCAGTTTGCGAGCGATGCGAAGACTCAACTACGTTGATGCAAGACTCCAACTCCAAGCTATCCAAATGGTTAGCTACTCGTGTTGACTCACGACGCATCGTAACAACCAATACTAGGAAATCAAATGATTGAAATATCAATGACCGAGTTATTATTATTTACGTGGGGCGCAGTCATGACTCTGCTCTATTTCAAAACCCAGACCGAATACAAGGAAGCTGAGTATCTGTTCAGTAAGACTTTGTATCTTATCGCAAAGAAGAAAGCCGTCCTCATTGACGACGGTGACACCTGCCACTTAAAGGGAATAGATGAATAAAGAAAAAGTACAACACTTCGTGGTTAATGCTATGTTCACAATCGTGTACGTATTTTGCATTGCCGTTATGTTTATGGATGCTCTAGTATGGCGTCCTCACTAGACAAAGTTACATCCCGTAACTATGTCCAACAACCCAAGGAAACAAAATGAAAAGAAGTAACTCAAAGAAAGCAACGGTTCTCAAGATGTTAGCCAAGCATCACTCACCGAAAGACGTAGCCAAGCAAGCTGGTTGCTCTATTGCATATGTGTATAGCGTGCGTCATGCTGAGAAGATTAAATCTAAGTTCTCTCCGCCGAAGCTACCCAAGCCTACGATTGTTGAGAAGCATTGGATACCCGACGCAACAATACCCGAAGGCTACATTCAAATCTCAAATGCCGAGCACGATATGTTAATCAAGAACGCATCCAAGGGTAGAGCATACGATAGTGTGCGTGAACGCAACGAAGAACTCGAAGCGCAGTATGCACTATGCGAAGAACAACTCCACATGGAACAATGCAAAGTGTTTGACCTCAAAGCTATCGTTAAATATTTAGAGGAGAAACTAAATGCCAACAACTAAGATCAATCTTGGTCATGGAAACTGTGCTAGTATCCCGCAAATCTCATCGTATGCTCAAGCACAGGCACATTACAACTTTGTCAAACCGATACGTGGCGACGACCAAGTGCGACCGATTGGGGCACGACGCTTTAAGTGGTATACCATTAACAAGCGAGACTACATCGAAGATGCACCGATGTATAGCGCAACGCTAGTTAATACGAACTTAGTCGAGTACTACCACGACGGACGTATTAGCATAACCACAGGTGGTTATAGATCAGTGACGAACAACTCATTCCTCAACTTTGTGTTGATGGGCTTGGGCAATGTCGTATCTGTTAGTGGCAAATGGTATTGGAAACCACATCGTAGCGACAAGTACTATTACTTTCCGATACAACGAAACCATTGGTTGCACCTCGACGAGCAAGGCATACCGACTAATCCAGTACAAGAGTACAAGAACTTGATCAACCGCAAAGCAATGAACGCAATACGAAAGAAGTATATGCCGATCATAGAATACGGTCGTCTGATGTTAACGGCTGACCAAGTTGTACCGTTAAGAATTGTTCATGAGTTACAGGCTGAGTTAAAAAATGTCTTGTCGTTCAAGGTAATGTCTAAACGTATGTATTTTTGGAATACTGAGTCTAAAGAGCAATACAAGAATGGTATTGCCAAATCCATTGAGTATCTTGACAAGGCGCTTGATACCAACGACTTAGATATGTTCTATAACATAACAATGCTTATGGCTAATCAGTATGGGCATTACTCATACGTTAGAGAAACAACTACTTGTTCACCCAAGGAGTTCAGAGCAGGATTCGACTTGTACCTCAGGGAAATATATTGGCAAGATGTATTCATCCAAGAGGAACAACCGATAGGCAAGGCGTTTTATGATGCGTACGCATCGTTTCTCGCCAATAAGAAGGACACAGTTACAGTTCGTAACTATGTCGTTAAGTAAGTTAGTTAATCATCCACAGAAAAGGAAATCAAAATGTCAGAAGTATTCTTAAACAAAACCGCATCCCTCAAAGAAGCAGAGGACTTGATCGTAGCTTGTGGCGCAGATGCTACCATTCACCTAGTAGGCGAGCCTGGTGTGGGCAAAACATCTATGTTCAAAAATATTGTACAGAGAACGGGTCATAAAGGGATTTATATCGACGCACCAAACATCGAGCTTGGCGAGTTAGGTATACCAATCCCTGATCACGCAACAAAAACAACTCGTATGTATCCAAACGAGCAATGGGGTTTTCATCTCAACGAGCCACTTGTTATCTTTATTGACGAGTTCACCAAAGGTCATCAAGCAGTTCAGAATATGTTGCATCCTATGCTCAACGAACCACGTATGATCATGGGCATACCGTTACATCCCGAAACTATTGTTGTAACCGCAGGTAACTTTACAGGCGACGGAGTAGGCGACAACATGAAGGCGCATAGCCGTAACCGAGTATCAGTTGTTGCAGTACGCAAGCCACACGCAGGCTTTAACGTAGATGGTTCCGTTGATGAAGACTCATGGGGCGCATGGGCAATCAAGCATGACATAGCCCCCGAGATTCTTGCATGGGTTAAGGAAACACCACATACTCTTGCATCATATCTTGACCCTGCACAAAGCGGTAACAAGTACATCTTCAATCCGAAGGAAGCACAGAAGTCTTTTGTTAGTCCACGTTCCCTTGCTAGAGCATCGCATATTTTGAAACGCAGATCCCAAAGCACCGAAAACGCAATCATTACTGCGCTCGAAGGTACGATAGGCGCACCTGCATCACGTGATCTTATGGCATACGTTAAGGTGGCTGACAGCTTACCGACGTGGGAATCCATAGTGCGTGACCCTGACGTAGCGACTGTTCCGTCATCACCTGCGGCTCTGTGTTTACTTGCGTTTAGCGCCGTTCAACGCGTCGACCGAGACTCAATCGGTAAGTTCTTTACGTATCTCAAACGTACACCGAAAGAGTTGCAGTCCGTGTTCTGTTTGACTGGCATGGCTAACGCTGACAAGAAGAAGCTATTCATGACTAGCCAATCGTTCATTGACTGGATGCGTACCAATCAATACTTATTCTAAACACGACAGAGTAACACTTTGTAACTTTGTCTCAACCAAGGAAATATAAATGAGTAACTTAACTGCAGAACAACGCATCGAAAGATGCCACGTTCAATTAATGAAACACCCAAGCTTTTGCTTGTTCTCAGGTTTGTTTATGGTGGGTAAGGTTAGTGTCGATGACAAGACACCGACTGCTAAAACCAACGGTCTTGACGTAACATACGGCAGAGATTTTGTTGGCTCACTCAACGACAAACAACTAGGCTTTCTTATTCTCCACGAGAATATGCACAAAGCGTATCGTCACCTGGTCGTTTGGAAGACTCTATACAAGCGTAATAGATGGCTTGCCAATGCAGCGTGCGACTACGTTATTAACTTACAACTCATGGACTATGACCCACATGGACAGGACATCGAGTTCCCAACCGATAAGGATGGCAACCAGATTGGTCTCGTTGATGAGAAGTATCGGGGCATGGATGCACACCAAGTGTTTCTTAAATTACTTGAGGAACATGGCGACGTTCAACCCCCCGATGGTGACGAAGGACTCGACGATCATGACTGGGAAAGTGCGGAGGAGATGACCGACAAGGAGAAAGAAGAAGCGGCGAAGGAAATCGAAGATGCTCTACGTCAGGGTCAGATACTTGTTGGCAAGATGAAGGGTAACGTATCACGTGAGGTTCAAGACTTACTTACGCCGAAGGTAGATTGGAAAGAAGCATTGCGTGACTTTATCAAATCAACAACTGCAGGTAAAGACCAGACGACATGGCGACGACTGCACAAGCGGTACATCGGTATGGATATTGTTATGCCTAGCACATTCGACGAGAAAGTCGGACCTATTACTGTGGCAATAGATACGTCAGGAAGTATCGGCCACGAGGAACTCGCTCAATTCTTATCCGAGGTTAAGCTAATCTGTGAAGAAGTCAGACCTGAGAAGTTGGACATACTGTACTGGGATACTCGCGTAGCAGGGCATGAGGTTTACTCCGATGCCGAACTTGCTAATGTTGTTTACGTAACCGAAGCCAAGGGCGGTGGTGGTACTGAACCTTCGTGTGTACCTAAGTATATGCGCAAGCACAACATGACTCCCGAGTGTCTTATTATGCTAACAGATGGTTACATTGGCGACCAGACTCGCAACGACTGGTCAATCAATTCTCCAATCATGTGGTGTATCAAAGGCAACAACCACTTCGACAACGCTAGCGTGACAGGAAAGGTTGTTCATGTCGAGTGAGATAAAAGATTGGTGTGTAATTCGGGTCTATCACCGTAGGCTCGAAACAGTCAGCAACGACTTTGTGCGGTACGAAGCCGCCAACGTATTCAATGCTCCACCACACAAGCGTATGGGTGTGGAGTACTTGACCAAAGAAGAAGCAGAAGCAATGGCTAAATTTTTAAACTTTATTGAGGAATCAAATGAAAGAAACGATAGTACCCCAAGGTAGGAAGTTAGACAACAAAGTAAACATAAGTCTTAACCGTGAGACCGTTGAACAGTTGGCGAAGTTCAAAGACAGACTCGGAGAAGTGCTGGGTGTAGAGCTATCCTATGCTCAAGCTATACAGTACTTAATTAAACATCAACCAACCAAGACAGAGTAACAGTTTGTAACTTTGTCCATCTTTAATACACAGGAGAATTCATATGACAACAGAAAACAGTATTTCAATCGCATCATCATCAATGCTAGTAGAGTTATCAATCAGTACTTGGACTGCACGTAAGTTAGACAAGCGTGTATCAGCCGAGGTTGATCTCGCAAAGGGTACTAAGACACAGGCAGGTAACTACAACAAGAATCTGCTTGCAGGTACAGGGGTGTTGGAAAACATTACCAAGTACGCATCCAATGCGAGAGCATGGCATATTAAACAAACATTACCTTGGTCTGACAGTGGCTTGCGTTTGTTACCGATGACTAACTTCATTGCGTACAAGGAACAACTCAATCAGCTAGAACAGAACTACGACGCTTTAGTTTCTAAGTTCCTGATAGCCTACCCTGAGTTGGTATCAGCAGCTGCGTTTCAATTAGGTTCACTCTTTAATAGAGACGAGTACCCTGAGTCACACAAGATTGCAACCAAGTTCAAGTTCTCTTACAACTTCCTTCCAGTACCAATGGCAGGTGACTTCCGTATCGACATCAACGAAGAAGCGAAGAACGAGATCATCGAGTCATGCCGTAAGATGTATGACGAGCGTCTTAACAACGCAATGCGTGATGCGTGGACTAGGTTGCACACTTGCCTCATTCACTTGAGCGAGAGGTTAGCCCCAACCGAACAAGGTGAACGTAAGATATTCAGAGACACATTAGTAGAGAATACGAAAGAGTTACTGGAGTTATTAAAACATTTTAATCTCACACATGACCCGAAGCTTGATCAGGCTAGGCAGGAATTGCAACAAGCGTTAGGCGCACACACGGCTGACACATTGCGTGACATGGAGATGGCACGTGAGACAGTCAAGGCTAGAGTCGATGAGATTCTTGGTAAATTTAATTGGTAAGGAAATATTATGTTAACAATAAACAGAGATCAACTAAACATAGACAAACGGCAGACACCGATACATCCTGATTTGGAGAAGTTTGCAACGCAAGTATCATTCGCTAAACCTTTGTGTACATTTATAGCATTGAAAGATTGTTTTAAGAACGTATACCATGAAGGGAATTGGAGTGACTATATATACAAGCTACATATCTACCAAAACGGTGATAAGGTAGGCGAAGTATTTGTAGATACCCATTACAAGCAAGGTACTAACGAGCGTGAATCAATCTACGGCATCAAGTCTTTTCGCATAGAAAAAAGCCGAGGTGATCGTAACTCAACTACATCCAGAGATATGAAGGTAGCCCTACGTATTGCTAAGAAAACGCTTGTTGCGAGAGAGCTGGAAGAAATGCGTAGTGTCATTGACGACAAGGTACGTGGTTGCATCGGTAATATAATGTACCGCACGACAGGTATGTTGACGTACACTATGGATATAAACCATGAAGCCCAGTTGTATGCAATATCAGCGTATCAAGCTAGGAAGAAAGGCGAAACAACTGTTACTGTACCTGCGCATCCCGTGACTGTAACCGCTAGCAAGCTTAACGACCACACCATTGCGTGCGATTTGTATATGGAAATATATGCACTTAAACAGTATCTCAAAGCTAACACAGGATACGGCATTAAAGTAATGGCTGACGACAGTATCATAATGCTAACGTATAGTACGGGCGAATTGTCTCGCTTAAGTTCTTATCATGAGTTACCCGATAGTATTCAGTCTAAGTTTGCGATGTTCAAGGTACTCAAGGATGACGAGCCGTATGCGCATCTTGGTTGTAAATTTAACGAGAATATATTTTATATAGCCCCCGATACTTGATACAATACACACAGAATCCTCCTGTGGATTTCTCTGGACTGTGATACGTTGACCTAACAGATGTTTGCGTAACTAAAACAAGTCTCTCCTCACCGCAAGTAGGATGCGGAATCTGTTTAGCCTACACACTAAGCCCTCCTCGTGAGGGCTTTTTTATTGGACAAAGTAACAATATGTAACTTTGTCCTATTAGGGTTTTTTCCTAAAATATTTCTTGCAAAACCCTAGATTTAGGACTATACTATGTCAAGTCTTAAAACAATACAGGAAAAGCGAGATGGCACAAACACCAGAAGCTAAGGTAAAGCGAAGCGTCACCGACTTATTAGACAAGTATAACGTCTATTACTTCAAGCCTGCCACTGGCGGATATGGTAGATCAGGTGTGCCCGATATAGTAGGGTGCTTTCATGGGTACTTCATAGCTATTGAATGCAAAGCCAACGGCGCAAAACCAACCGCACTACAAGAACGTGAACTCAAACGCATATATGAACACGGCGGTGTCACTGCCGTTGTAGGCGACGATGACGACTTAGACTTACTCAAGAAAAGCCTCGACACAATTTTGTTTGTCCGTTCGAGCCAGTTCCCTAAAAGGGAACAATAACATCACTCTAGCCCAAGGAAAAATATGAACGCAGGAATTGAAATTTTAATCAAACGAATGGAAACTAACCCCGAGGAATTTTTAGATCACCCCGAGATAGATACGTTTAGTCATTGGCATACGATTGTACGAGAATTTGAAGGCGCATTTACAAAAGAAGATTTAGATGCTTATAACGAAGCACGTAGACAAATGCTTGAAAAACAATTTACCGAAACAGTACTATCAATGCTTACAGAAGGGAAGGATAGACTCCCAAAGCAACACTTCATAACAAGACCCAGCGGTACTCTTTCGGCTGGTCAGACTCAAGGGGGGTATTCAATTCATAAAATTAATAACCAAACATACACTCAAGCAGATTTAACTTCGCACTTGTTAGCTATTCAAAACAATGTGCTTAGACAAACTGATTTCAAACACACAGTACAGACGAAGGACACACTATGGAACAAGATCAAAAACATATTGAGCAAATGAACGATGGCATTGCAATAGTATTGCAACGCATGGAGACACATCCCGAAGAATTTTTTGGCACAGAAGACAAATGGAAGTTTATCTTTAAAGATTACTTTAGAGACTCAATGACCGAAACCGAAAAGGGTTTGATGTTTGACAAGATGAAGAAATTACGTCGTGCTGAGTTTACTACGCTAGTAATGAAAACAATGGTGGAAGACTAATGCAAATAATTACAATCGACTTTGAGACTTATTACTCGCAAGAGTTTAGTCTCTCCAAGATGACGACAGAGGAATACGTTCGTGATGAGCGTTTCCAAGTTATTGGGTTTGCGTATCAGATAGATGATACTGAGCCACGTTGGGTGACTGGAACAACTGAGCATATTAAAGCGCAACTCGAAGCCCTGCCTTGGAAGGACTCGTATGCCTTAGCACACAATGCTGTGTTTGACGGTGCAATTATGTCGTTTATTTTTGGCATCAAACCTAAGATGTGGCTTGATACACTTAGTATGGCAAGGGCAACCGATGGCTTAGAGGCAGGAAACTCGCTTGCTAAACTTGCTCAACGCTATGAGTTAGGTGTCAAAGGCACGGAAGTTGTACAAGCACTTGGTTATCGTCGTGAGAATTTTAATCCTGCGGAACTTGAAGCCTACGGAAAATACTGTTGCAACGACGTCACTCTAACCTTTGACTTGTTTAATATATTGATTCAAAGGTTTTCTAAATCAGAACTGCAACTGATTGATCTGACTATTAGAATGTTTACTGAACCTGTACTTAGACTCAACACGCCTGTACTGGAACAACATTTAATTAAAGTTAAAGCTCGCAAAGAAAAGTTACTTGAAGCTTGCGTATCAGATAAAGATACGTTGATGAGTAACCCAAAATTAGCTGAACTGCTTGAAGGACTTGGTGTTGAGATACCAATGAAGACCAGCCCTGCTACTGGAAAGGAAACGTATGCCTTCGCAAAAAACGACGACGGGTTTAAAGCCCTTGCAGAACACCCTGACGAAAGAGTACAAGCGATTGTTGCAGCAAGATTGGGAACAAAATCAACTCTTGAAGAAACAAGAACAGAAAGATTTATCTCTATCTCATTTCGAGGTGCGATGCCTGTCCCACTACGATACTACGCCGCACATACAGGACGTTGGGGAGGGGATGATAAACTCAACCTTCAAAATTTACCGAGACAATCACCTATTAAATCAGCAATTACGGCGCCTAATGGATTCAAGCTTATTGATGCCGACTCGTCGCAAATCGAAGCAAGAACCTTAGCATGGCTTGCAGGGCAGAATGACTTAGTTGAAGCATTTGAAAAGGGCGAAGATGTATACAAGATTATGGCATCGGCTATCTACGGCAAGGCTAGTGAAGAAATTACGAAGGATGAGAGGTTTGTGGGTAAGACGACCATCCTTGGTGCAGGCTACGGAATGGGGGCAGAAAAGTTTGCGCTTCAGCTTAAAACTTTTGGTGTTGAAATTGAGGTTGCGGAAGCAAAGCGAATCATCGATACGTATCGCAGCACATACCCACATATTGTTTCGCTATGGAAAGAAGCCAATAAATCGTTGGACGCATTGCGGTCATCGCAAACTACAACGGTTGGGGTACAACCCCAAGCGCTCTATATAACAGAGAATGGGTTTGTTCTACCAAGTGGGCTGTTTCTCAATTATCCTGATCTACAAAAAGATGACGAGAACCAATACAGTTATCACTCACGCCGTGGTCGCATTAAGATATACGGCGGTAAAGTAGTTGAGAATATTTGTCAGGCTCTTGCTCGTTGCGTGATCGGTGAGCAAATGCTACGTATATCTAAGAAGTACAAAGTTGCTTTGACTGTACATGATGCGGTTATGGCAGTTGTACCTGAAGCTGAAGCTGAGGAAGCACAGAAGTACGTTGAAGAATGTATGCGTTGGAGACCTGAATGGGCTAAGACATTACCACTCAACTGCGAGTCAGGTATCGGAGACAACTATGCAGAATGTTAAGTGGTCTTATTCCTCATTAACTTTGTTTCAACAATGCCCACGCAAGTATTTCCATTTGCGTGTACTCAAAGATGTAGTTGAGCCTGAGTCACCTGCCATGCTATACGGTACGCAAGTACACGAAGCTGCTGAACTATATGTCAAAGATGGAACGAAGATACCGGAGAAGTTTGCATTCATTAAGCCAGTATTGGATACTCTTATTGCTACACCTGGTACAAAGCTTTGTGAATACAAGATGGGTTTAACAAAGGATAAAGAACCATGTGACTTCTTTGCTGAAGATGTTTGGTTCAGAGGTGTTGCAGATTTGCTTATATTAAATGGCAGTACGGCTTATGTTGTAGATTACAAGACAGGCAAGAGCGCACAGTACGCTGATAAGAAACAACTCGAGTTAATGGCGCTGGCTGTATTTAAACATTTCCCTGTTATAGAAAGAGTAAAAGCGGGATTAGTATTTCTTGTATCCGAGGAGTTTGTGAGGGAGCAGTACAACGTAGACATACAGGATGAGCGTTGGGCTATGTGGGATAGTGAAATTAAGCGTATTGAAGATGCAATTGAAAACGATACGTGGAATCCGAAGCAGAACTTTACTTGCAAGAAGTTTTGCCTAATTGAACATTGTGAACATAACGGAAAAGGAACTTATAGATGAGTAACGTACCAAATCAAATTGTAAATTTACAAAAGATACAAGATGAAGCTGATAAACATGAAGCGTTTGTCGCTGAACAATACCAAGAAGCAATTATCAGTAACGAAGGGCTTGATGCAGGTCTAACAGTTGAAGGTCAACTTGAACGTAGATTTAAAGAATTGTTTATGCGTGTGTATAGCACACATATATACCCCGAGATACACAGAGCCGTTAACACAGAAGTTGCTGACGCTGCAATGAGACTTGGTAGACAACTTGGCACAATAAACAACGTACCAAAAAAATAATGATTACAGATCAAGACAAAGAATACTTACGACATCTATATGCAATGTTTGTGCTAAATGGGTTGTTGTCAAGACTTAATCCTGATGAAGTACATACAGATAAAGTATGGCAATTTGTAGATGAAATAATCGAAACAAGCGAACCAAAACAAGCAGGCATTGCATCAATAAAAAGGAAAAAGAAAAGTGAGACCAACACCATATGACACAGGCAAAGTAAAGATCGGTATCTACTATGAGCCGAAGGTTAACTACTACAACCCCGATCAAGACTGGGTACAGAAAGCATTGCTTGGTGTAGAGACATCATGGACAACCGACATCGTAGTTATAACGGCTATGTATGCACTATTGATCTATGCGTTTATGGGACTAATGACTAGGGGGTACTATGAATAAAGAAGTAACACAAGAGCAGGGTGAGCAGTTAGCAAGACTTGGATGGCAAGAAATTGATTGTCCGATTTGTGGAGGTGGTGCACGAGCGTTTCCAAAGCAAGAGCAAGGTGAGCCTGTGGGTAAGTTTGCAAAGTTTACCGATGGCATTTGGCGAGAAGTCACAGACGGGTCTGCTGGAGTGCCTCTCTATACTCATTCTAAAGAATGGGTAGGGTTAACTGATGAAGATGATATTGATTGGGAAGAAGGCGACAGTTTAAGAGATTTGTTTAAAGCAATAGAGTCTAAGTTGAAGGAGAAAAACACATGACACCCGCAGAATTACTTCACAAAGATGCGGCAGGGTATGCAACCAACCGCAAACTTGCTTACATCGGGCTGATGAATAAAAAAGAAGTTGATCATATGACTGAAGATGCTCTTAATGGGATATGGCTTGCTCACTATGAAGGCTACAGGGAGGGTTATTGGGTTGCCACTGGTGATGTTAAATTTTCAACCGACCCCGCTAAATTAAAGAATAAGAACACATGATTACATTTACATACGGACAAATTTTTTTAATCATTGGGTTAAGTATTGTTGATGGCGTTTTGCTTGGTTTTATTTTGACCACGCATTTTATTAGCAAAGAAAGAAAAGCTAAATTAAAGGATAAGAACCATGTTGTTTCTGGGGAATAAAGACGGTAAACCTTGGTGGTATAAATATGAAAATGACAATTGGATACCTGTGACTGAAGATGAAGACATTGCAAATAAAAAATATTCGCAAGATAGATGGGATGAAATATGTGCAAAAGTTTTTAACGAATTTTTTAAGGAAAAGAACACATGAACTGGTTACCAGAACACAAATGTGGTTTATATCTGAGTCACAATGAACACCGTGATGTTTACGAAACTGTTGAAGAATTTTATGAAGCCGACTTTTTTGTTTCACCAGAAGAATGGCATAAGGCTGTAGCGGAAGATAGCGTCTGGGTGTTGCATTGGTATCCATATACGCCTATTGGGTTTCACCGTGTTGCCGCATCAACATTGGAGGCCATCGAAGCCAAACTCAAGGAGAAAAACACATGAAAGATATAGCAATGATTGGCGGAATATTTGAGACTGAAGAAGGTGCAAAAGGCTTTCAAAATTTACTCATTGATGACTCAATCGTGGTAAAATTCTATATGCCAAATGCTCAGATGCCTATCCTTTATTGGGTAGCCAATCAGCAGTTGGTAGATAACCTCAAGGAGACACTTGATGCGTGACCTCTTATTTAATCTTGCAATGACTGTACTACCCATCATGGCAATATTGCTGATAATTGACTTTATCCTTTGCTTGGTAACTGGATATGACTATGACTGAAGTCTGGATATTTGTGTTTGGAATGCTAGTTGGCATCGGGTTATGGAATGTAGCTATAATTACTTACAGAGAATTGTATGCCCGTAGAGAAGATCAGAACCTTCCTAGGCCGCTACTTAGAGAGAGGGGTAACTAAAGTAACAGAGGGTGTGATCTACAGGTGTACAGACTGTGGAGAGAGTTGGGATAAGGATCAGGCGCACAAGTGCCTGACAACAAGTAAGAAGATTGGGGAGGAGCCTGTGCACAAGGTGACAATGATCTAGTCTTCTTATTTGTTGGTGTCCAAGCTGAAGGTCTGTGGCATTAAATGAGTATCCTTAATACCGCCAACAGCTAACAAGTATGAGGATTGTAGGCTTTCCCACCTCCCGAAAGGGCTATGCAGGGAAGTTAAAGTAACGTGCAGGTCGTACCTACAGTCCTCATTCTTGTTGGTGTGGCGAAAGCCTGAGACTGGTAACCTGCGTTAATGTTCAAGGCAGGACATCAACAACTATAACTAGGAGTTAATGATGGCAACAAAGAAAACAACAGCCACAAAGAAGTTAATGGACGATCCCCAAAAGACTGAATCCGACTTCCAACAGATGAATGACTATCTGGACTATGTAAGCGCCAGGATGAAGTATCTGAACGCCCAAGTAAGAGCGCTGAAGATAGAGAACGATCAGCACAAAGCCACAATAAGGCGCATGGATAGACGAATCCAGAACGCCTGATATACAATACAGGCATTAACTTGGTTCGACATTGGAATAATATGGATAACGTAACCGAAAAGCCCAAGAACAAGGGTGGACGCCCAACAAAATATACGCCCCAAATAGCGGCAGAGATCTGTACCCTCATCAGTAATGGTATGAGTGTTAGACAAATCCTGAAGGCGGATGAGAAGATAGGAAAGTTCCCAAGTCAGGCTACGATCTATGAGTGGTTGATTGTTCATCCAGAGTTTGCTGAGCAATACGCACGTGCACGGGAAGATCAAGCCGACACCATTGCTGATGAGATCCTCCAAATAGCTGACGAAACCCCAGATACAGAGCCAGTGATTGACCGCAGGACTGGTGAGCTAATCAGGATGGAACTGAGCAACTCCTACATCCAATGGCAAAGAAACCGCATAGATGCCCGTAAATGGACGGCTATGAAGCTCAAGCCTAAGAAGTATGGGGATAGGACAACGATTGCAGGGGATAAGGAAAACCCACTGCAAAGCGAGATTGTCGTTACAGCCAAGAGCGCAATGGATACAGTGGTTGAGCATTTGACCCTTAAAAAACAGGCATCGAATGCAGGATCTTGATGAGGTCATAGAGATATTGACCGACCCCGAGGTGAAGGCTCACTTCGCTGTACTCCCACCTGAAGAGCAGATGGCTTACGCCGCAAGGATCAAGTGGCTGAGTATTGCCCATGATCACCAGGTTCCCCCGAGTTGGGACTGGTCTATTTGGATGGTGCTCGGTGGACGGGGCGCAGGGAAGACTAGGCTTGCGGCAGAGTGGACGTTCTGGAAGGCTTGGACTAATCCCAAGACTCGGTGGCTAGTTGGAGCGCCAACACACTCAGACCTGAAGGATGTGTGCTTTATGGGTGACTCAGGACTGACCAACGTCATACCTCAGATCTTGATTAAGAAGCACCTGAAGGACGATAACGAGATTACCCTGATCAACGGCTCAATCATCAAAGGCATACCCGCATCGGAGCCTGAGCGCTTCAGGGGGCCACAGTTCCACGGGGGTTGGCTAGATGAGTTGGCGGCGTGGGATTATCTACAGGAAGCCTGGGATCTGCTCAGCTTCTCCATCCGTTTGGGAGACAAGACCCAAGTTGTATGTACGACAACGCCCAAGCCCAAAGATCTGATTGTTGATCTGGTAGGTAGAAACGGGAGTGATGTAGCCCTGACCACAGCATCCACCTACGCCAACATTGACAACCTATCAGCAAACTTCCGCAAGCAGATCGAGCAGTACGACCCTGAGTCTGCACTGTATCGCCAGGAGGTGTTGGCTGAGATCTTAGACCCTGAGCTAACAGGTATCGTCAAGCGCAAATGGTTCAAACTATTCCCTGCCTACAACTCTCAGGGTGAGCCAATGCCTCTGCCCAAGTTTGAGTTCATCTTGCAAAGCTATGACTGTGCATTCACTGAGAAGGCGCACAATGACCCAACAGCGTGTATCACTTTCGGTGTATTCAAACCGATGGATGGTCCGATGTCAGTGCTCATCCTCGATGCCTGGCAAGACCACCTGCAATACCCAGATCTCAAGCCCAAGGTGATGGATGAGTTTGAGACTGTATACGGTGAGGGCAAGGATAAGAAGCGAGTTGAGATGATTCTGGTGGAGGACAAAGCCGCAGGCATCAGCTTGATCCAAGACTTGCAAAGGGCACAGTTACCCGTACAAAGCTACAACCCAGGCAAGGCAGACAAAGTTCAGCGGTTATCAATTGTTGCCAATATCATACGGGCAGGTAGGGTTTGGGTGCCAGAGTCAAGCATGAACAAAGGATATGTAAGGGACTGGGCAGAAGGGGCTATAAGCCAGATCTGTGCGTTCCCTGACGCAACACATGACGATTACGTTGATTCGCTCACACAGGCTCTTAGATGGCTTAGAGACGCAGGATTCCTGAACATTGATCCACCTCCACGTGAAGACTACGATGAGGAAGATTACATTGATGCCAACCCCCAACCAAGGGTCAATCCATATGCGGTATGATAGCGATGGGGTGGAGTTGTGGGTTAGCGCCACATCATCGTTCAACAATCATTTTTTATGGTTTAAGAGTCGAATTGGTAACAAACACTGCTTTATGTGAACCACCCCACCCAAAAGGAACTAAATGATTACATTCGACCAATTTAAAGATTTACTGGTTAACAAGTACAACATCAACCCAAACAATATAACGCCAGATGCTAGGGTATCTGACTTGGGGCTTGACTCACTGGTATTCATTGAGGTGCTGTTTGATGCTGAGGACTTGATTGGTAAGAAGATCCCTGAATCAGCCATAAAGCCTGAGCAGGTTGAGTTAACGGTTGAAGAGCTTTGCACATTGATTAATAGTATCTAGCAAGGGTACACTCAAAGGAATATTGCGAGGTGCTATGCCAAACCCTAAAGCAAACCAACAACCCCTAGATCTAGACAGAATCAAAGCCGATGCAATGAGCATGGGCATACCTGCTAGAGCGTTACTGGACATGATCTACTCTGGTGGACGCAGTGCTATTGCCACCACAGCGGGATTGCCTGCTGATCTGGCTAACACAGCTATTGGTTTGCACAATATGGCGCACGACATTCGCCGTAACAAGTTTGAAGGATATCAGCCAGGATCTATATCTGGTGGCTCTGAGGATATCAAGGGATTGATCCCTGACCTAGCCAAAGACCCCAACTCAATGCTTAACAAGATGGCAAGCACAGCAGGTGACTTCGCTGTTATCCCAGGAGCGGGTACAGCCGCCACAAAGGGTGCAAAGATGCTTGGGCAGGAGATTGCTGATAGGGTTGCTACTGGTCAACGACTTATCCCTGGAGTTGGTGAGCCACAGATGGCTATGCACGTTATCAAGCCTGAGAAGGGTGGTAACTGGGTAAATAAGCAGGTTAACTCTGCTTTAGATAAATTAAAACAAGATACCTTATTAAAGAATAAAACTTATTATTACGGCCCAGAACACGATAAAGCTGTTGAAGAACGAATCAAAGAGCTAAAAGATATAGGTAGCGAAGGTGGATTGCGTGTCGTTAAACATCTAGAAGATAACAAAGATAAGTTTAAGAAGCTTGGCGCATTAAACCAATGGATTGATACCAACCTCAAAAATTATGTTCGTAATGATATGGCCACACCTCATGACCCAATTCGCTTGGGCATTGAGGAACGAGTAGCCAAGGTTGAGGCCAACAACGCTAAAGAGCAAAAGAAGATAGCTAAGTTAGATGAGAAGATTGCTCAGGCCAAACAATCTGGTGATGAAGGTGCTGTAAGAACTATGCAGGCCGCCAGAGATAATTTGGCAATTGAAGCTGAAGATGCTTATGAGTTGGGCATGAAGCATTCTGCTCATGTACCACATGAAAACTTTAGATTTGGAGATAACATCTCTAGATTTGAAGGTATGTCAACTACAAAGCCTTCAAATGCTTGGGAGTTTGTTTCTGACAATGCTTTAGATAGACTTAATAGCAATAGACTGAACGATCCATATGAACAGCATTACAAAACTATAAGTAAAGAACAGCCTGAGCTTTTGGGTCTTAAAGATAAAAATATTTATTCAGTATCTGATCCTCGTAACTTTGCTAACGATCTTGGCTTTGATCACGTTGTAGATACGATCAAACAGCATTTGGATTTGCCTGAAGGCGATAAGTATCATCTCAAGCCTGAGCAACTCAAGAACATAAGCGTTCCACAGATGATGGAACGTGTGGCTAACCAAAACTTAGAGAAAGATATTGCAAGTCGTAACGTAGCGTTACAACAGCAAGAAGGCTTTCCTGTTCTTAAAGAGTATCCATCTGGTCACAAGTGGATTGAGCTTAAGATGCCTGATCCCAAAATAGAAGAATCCCATGTTATGGGTCATCCTTCTGGTTATCCTGATCTTCATGCAGTAATTGATTCGAAAACTGGTCAATCAGTATCTGTTGGCTCAACTCCCGAAGAAGCTGTTAATCTTTACAAAAGAGAAGAGCGTCAGAAACAACTTGAAGACGCATTGACATATGAAGGCGATAAGATGGGTCACTGTGTTGGTGGCTATTGTCCTGACGTATTGCAAGGCAACACAAGAATATTCTCATTAAGAGATAAGCGTGGTGAGCCTCACGTAACAATTGAAGCTAGAAATCCAAAAATATATACTGAAGATGATGTGCTTGATCAATTCCCTGGTGGAGTAACAGATGCTCTTAAAAGAGGAGATATTGGCGCAAAAAAATATATAGCTTCAAAGCTTGAGGAGTTAAACGCAAACTCAAGAACACCAAACATTCATCAAATTAAAGGCAAAGGTAATGGAGCACCTGTAGATAAGTACTTGCCTATGGTGCAAGACTTCCAACGTACTACTGGATTTCCAATTAAAGGAGATATACAAAACTCTGGATTTGTTAATACTCAACCTGAGTTAAAAAAATTTGGAGAAAGTATTGGTTTAAAGGTGCCAGATTATTTAACTAAAGACGAAGAAAATGTTTTACGCCAACAAGTTGCTCCTCATGTTGAGTCAACGGTTAAAAACGCAAACAATTTTTTAGATACTCATCCTGCATTTGAACCTCATCGCCAAGCGAATGAAGTATTTAATAGTGCTCTTAATAATGGTATGTTTTTCAAAGATGAAGAACAATACTCTAAATTACGAAATGCTAGTAATCAACCGTTACATCCAGATATTCCTTATACATATAATGAATTTAAATCAGTATTGAACAATCCAGAAGAACATGGTGAAGGTGATCCATTAAAAACTCAACTATATACTCTTGGAAAAATTGATGAACTGCGTAACAAAGTAGGAGATGTTCCTGCTGTAACCCCTCAAGAGACACAAGGCCTAGCTAAAGGCGGAAGAGTTAAGCGCAAGGTTCATGTTGCTAATGACTTGGATATGATGCGCCATGAGATCCAGATGAAGGATAGCCCCAAAGGATTTGCAGGCGGTGGTGTTGTAGATAAGATGATTGGCAAGGGAATGGCTAGGCTATTCTCTGCTGTGGATAAGACTGCGGCTGAGTTGCCAAGAGCCAAGGGTACTGGCGCTGAATTCATGACAGAGCTTAGCAAGAAGCCTGGCGTTAAGAAGGCTGAATTGGCTGATAGAAACTTGGATGAGATCAAAGCATTACCCAAGATGACGAAGGATGAGTTCAAAGCTGAACTTGCCAAGCGTCCTGTGCCCCAAGTAACTAAGAAGATACTGAGCGAAAATAACGCCGATAAATATTACATAGAACCAGTTGATCCAGATATGGCAAGGCCAAGAGATCCTCACTGGTTGTATGATGAGAATTGGCAAAAAGTTAATGAAGAGCCTTTCATGACAAGACATGATGCTCAATCATATGTCAATGATCTTAAAGAGACTGATAACAATATTCCAAGGTATTCTTCTTATAAATTACCTGGTGGTGATAACTATCAGGAACATTTGTACCAGTTGTCCAACCATCCAGAGGAGTATGAAAGCTCACATTGGGAAGATATTCCAAACGTATTGGCTCATGCTCGTACTGTTGACCGCATGACTCCAGAAGGCAAGAAGATCCTCCACGTTGAGGAAATGCAGTCTGACTGGCATCAAGCAGGTAGGGATAAGGGATATCACGATCCAGAAAAACTGGCTCAAGCAGAAGCCACAATCAACGCATTGAAGGCAGAGCATAAGCGTCTTGGTGAAGTCAAAGCGTTAGCCAAAACTCCCGAAGAACGTGAAGCCATCAGCGAACAAAGATTGGCAATCATGGATCAGATTCGTGATGCCACCATCATGCCCTCTGACCATGTGCCTGATGCTCCATTCAAAAAGAACTGGGAAGAGATGGTTAGCAAGGACTTGGTCAAACACGCTGTTGACAATGGGTATGACGGCATAACATTGACTAATGGTGAAACGCAAGCGGATAGATATAACCTTGGCAAATACATAAACGAACTTCATTTGTCTGGTACTGATTTAGTTGGCTATGATCACAATGGAAATACGGTCATAAAACAAACTGGTGTTACACCAAAAAATTTAAATCAATATGTTGGTAAGAAGGCGGCTAAAAAGTTATTAGATCAGCCACAACAAGGAACATTGCGGTCACTGACAGGTGAAGATTTGTATTTAGGCGAAGGCATGAAGGAGGCTTATGACAAGCGCCTACCAAATGTCTTCAACGACATTGGTAAGCCATACGGCGCTGAGATGAAGCTGAACGCTATGCCAGTACGTACGCCAAAAAACACTGACTTATCCATCACTGATATGCTTCAGCACACCAATACGCCTGAGCAAACATGGTTGGATATGCCTTTTGAGCAGAAAGAGAAGATGATGGATGACTTCGCTACTGCCCAAAACAATAAGACAACTCCTCTGCACTACATGGAGTTCACCCCAGAGATGAAGCAAGGAGTAGGAGAGAACAGTCTGCCTGCGTATGCTGATGGTGGACAAGTGGCTCAGCCAAGGCATGAGTCATTCTTAAACCCATCATTAAGACTGGCTAATGGGCAGGTAACGCTTAATCCTTTGGAGTTCATGCCAAATTACCAAAGAGGTGGAAAAGTCCACGTAGCGGATGATTTGGAGATGATGAGACACGAGATCCATATGTCTGAGGGTGGGGTAATGACTGATGCCGTCCTCAAGAAAATGGGCGATTTTATTAAGAAATCGTCTAAAGAATCTTTTTTGCCTTTAAATTTAAAAAGAGCAAAATCTCCAAATGATCAAGAGATGATGAAAATTGCAGAGCCTGTCATTAGACAAATGACTGGTGAGCACGTAGTACCTGAAGGATCTACCAAGAAAGTTAATCTTGCAGGACGATCAATGAAGGAAAGTCAAAGGCTTAAGGATCTACCTTATTCTTTGACAACCAAAGAGCCTACAGGAAAACCTGATATATATACACCAAAGATTGGAGATGTAAATATTGCTTTCCCTGGAGATCAAACTATATCTGACAGTATATTGCATAGTGTTGGAGATATAGAAGGGATAGATTCAGAGCAGGAAGGTGGTGCTAAATACGGATTGGGCAAGTTACATTTAAAATTGCCAAACTTTTGGGCTTCTGGTGAAGATCCCGCTCAAAGTGCTCAAGACAAAATAAATAGACTTGCAGGTTATTACGATCCTGATCGAGTAATTGCTCAACATTTAGCGATGGGTCCTACATCTAATAATTTTGCAATGCATTTAGCAGATGCAAATCTTCGTGCTACTGATTTTTCAAAAATGACTCCAGAGCAGATGTACAGCTTTGATAACATTATTGCCAATGGATTTGTAAAGAAAAATGCTAAGACTGGTGAATACGAGCATTTCAACTTTCCACACTGGCCTGGAATAGCTGACCCAGAAGGCGCTTACAAAGCCATGCAAAAAGATTCTGAACTACGTAAATGGTATAACAGCAGGATGAAGACTCCTGAGATTACCAGTGCTCATGGATTACCAAATGGATTAGATATTCAATGGGCTATTACAGAACCTTCGCTTCGTAATATGCAAATTAACATGACGGGTTTGTCTGCGGGTGAGGTTGTGCCTGGCGCTGAATTAACGGATACTGCTGATCACAATACTTATGAAAAAGGCATCCGAGGTTTAGCATTACAACCAATAACTCCTCCCAAGCCAGTTCAAATAACTTTTCCAGACGCTACTCAGCATATTCTTGATACAAAACGTGCCCAAGACTTTACTGGAACTCTTCAAAAAGTATTTCCACATCAAGTTGTTGATGATCAATATTTAAATGACGTTGGCAGATATGATGCTTTGATCAAGAAGTACACGGGTCAGAAAAAGGGTGGCAAGGTTAAAGCTAAAAAGGCAAACAAAAAAGCCAAGGTTGAAATAACTAACAACATAAATATTATGCGTCACGAATTAATCGATAGAGGATAAACATGGCAACACAAATGCCCATTGAGCAGGACTACAACCGTCATATTGACGGAATGGAAATGATTGAGAATGAAGACGGCTCAGTCGATTTTGAGATGCCACCAGAGGATATGGAGCTTGAAGAGCTTCCTGATGGTTCTGTTATTGTTCACGATCCAGACTTCAAAGGCCCGACTGATGACAAAAAGTTCTACGCTAACTTGGCTGAAGAGTTTGATGTTAAGGGATTAGCCCTTGAATACATCAACCTGATTGAGAAGGATAAAGAAGCCCGTAAGATGCGGGATAAGCAGTATGAGGACGGTATTAAACGTACTGGTATGGGTAACGATAGCCCAGGTGGTGCGACCTTCTTTGGAGCTTCTAAAGTTGTTCACCCAGTGATGGCTGAGTCTTGCGTAGACTTTGCGTCCAGAGCGATTAAAGAGATGTTCCCACCTGATGGCCCAGTCAGGACAAAGATATTGGGTGATGTTGATGATGTAAAGACCGAACGTGCTGAGCGCAAACGGGATTACATGAACTGGCAACTCACCGAGCAGATTGAGGAATTCCGTGATGAACAAGAGCAGTTGTTGACCCAACTTCCTCTTGGGGGTTCCCAATACCTTAAGCTGTGGTATGACGAGCACAAGAAGCGCCCCTGCGTGGAGTTTCTGCCGATTGACCGTGTGATCGTACCCTTCGCCGCATCCAACTTCTATACCGCTCA